ACGGAAATTCCGCATTCTTCGCAAGCGACTTTAGCAAGTTGATTGCCTTGTCTGGCCGCAAATCCTCTTTGTAAATCACAAACTGACCATCGATCGGTTCGACCACGATTGCCCTGGCAGGGAATCCTCCGACATGGAGTGTCGGGTCAAGGTCTTTCACACATTCGTTGAGGCGTTCGTTTGATTCTTCGTATGAATCTGACATTGTAGCTCGCATAACAAGGCGATGAACGCGGACGGGCGATCACCTAGGGCTTTGAAATTGATTTGATTGGTTGTCGTCTTTGCGGGGTTTGCCCGCCGGTTATCGCTGGCGTTCACACATGATCCGGTATCCACAGCCTAAAGCTACGACCTCGGTTCATTAACGCAATCGCGCGGGACGCATGGTAGATGTCGGGCCTCAATGTTCTCTCGGCGCCCATCGTAGTCCATGGCACCTCCACTGCGTAAGTCTCGCAATGAGATCGCTTGATCGCTTTCTCCGACCCAGTCTCGAACATCCTCCAGAATGGATGATTGTCTCGAACCGGGAACGCGTACGTGATCGCTGGAATCACCTTTGTTTTCAGTTCACGACGGTTCCAGTGAATCAAAAAGAAGCAAGCCGAACCGAACGACGCACGTTCGTACATGAACTTCAATTGACGTGACCTCGCCTTTCGCATCTCAATGCGATACTTACTCAAGTCGAAACTGGCTTGGCTACAAACCTTCGCATCGAAGACAACTTCTTGCTGAGGTGTTCCGAACACGCCCTGGTAATCCGGCAACGATGCGATGAGTCTCGCACGAACTGACCCATCAGGAAACCTCTGCATCGGCACCGCAAACACACCTGGTTTATCGACTGCCATCGCCCGCTCTTGCTTCAACCATGATAATCGCGGATCGATCAAATCTTGGAAGCCGGTTCCGGTTAGATGATCTTCGCAAGTGACAAGTGGTTCTGTCTCCATCATGATACCGTCCTTACTAAACCGTCCATGGAAATCCCAGCGGACTCGATAGCTGGTCGCTGAGAAGGTTTATTTGGAATCCTGGGTAAGTTTGCACGAGAGGGATCGCACGCAATACGGCGAGGCACAGGCTCTTGCAAAACACCGTCTCGCACCTCTGCTTGACCAAGGCCCGGCAAACAAGCCCCCGCCTCGCCATCGCACCCTTGCCTCCGAAACGACTGATACGCCTTCAGGAAATTCAATCGGTACCACTTCTCATCTTCGGTCGTGCCGCAACTCTCCAGCGCTGCCGGCCAGCCGCCGAGCACACGGATCGTCGCATTGATCGCACGGTCCTCGAAATCGACGCTCTTGTACGAACCCAGCGGCATCGCCTTCAGGACTTCAGACCAAGCCGCGATCGCCAGATCCTCCGTCGATCCGCCTTGACACGCTTGCCGAACCTCTGCCGGAACCGGCAACCGAGACGACGTGGCGATCAACGTCGCAACAGCCTGCTGAACCTCCGCGAGACCCAAGTCCTGAAGCCCGAGCCAGTAACCCAGCAACCGAGCCCGAGTTCCCTCCTGGCCGAACGTCTCGAGCATCGCTGTGATCGTCACCGCGAAATCTTTTTTGTCTGCCTCAACCATTTGCAAAATCCTTGATCGCTTGGGCACTGTTTTCGACGCGCTGCTTGGCAAAAGTTTTGGGGCCATCGCGACTCTCGGGACGGCCACCAAAATCCCATCCGGCCCACCCGTTGGACATCGCTCGCTTGACCATGACCCGAAGCGACTCGAGACCATGTTGGTCAGCGAACTCTCGCATCGATACACAAACAGCCCTCAGGCCGCGAGGCTTGTACCCCTGACGCCGTTCGATCTTATATCCGACCCAGTTGTCAACTATCTCCGCAAGCTCGTTAGACGGGCACTCAGAGGCTATTATCTCGTTTGCCTTCAAATCGTCAATTTTTGGCTTGCTCGTTTTATTATTCTTAGAGTCCTTGTCCTTGTCCTTATCCTTAGCGCCTTCGGCAGACCCTTCTAAGGCGCTTGTAAGGCCCTTCTTTTCGACACCTAATTTCTCGAGTCGATTCAAGACGCTCTTGTGAACTCGGTTTTCTGGGTTCAGTTCGCCGTACTGAAAATGGCAGAACGCACGGACCCAAAATTTGCCGTCATCGAGCTTCACAATTCGGTCGCCACAGACCCCCGCAAACTCATCCCAATCGATCTCGCAACCGATCTGTAAATTGGCAATCGGCTCCACAATTTCGATGACCCCAGCGTGGTCGCATTCGTCGCAAACGAAGCCCCAAGCTAGCTTATGGCAAGGGGCTAGTGAAACGAACCAACGGTCCTTCCATTTCCCGGTTTCTGTGAATCGTTTTGCCATCGTTTTATCTCTCGAGAACTGCTTGAATTAGATCAGAATGGGATGTCGAAAAAGTTGTCGTCGGACGCTTCGGAGTCGTGCCTCGCCCAGAGCACATTCTGTCGCACGACGGACGCCACTGACTCCATGACCGTGAACGTTTGATGGGGATGCAGCTTTGCGAGCCTCTCCGCTTCGATGCACGCTTGGTGCTGCGTGTAGTGCCGGTACGTCGGCGGGCCTTCACCGAGGACCATCCAGAACTTGCGTTCGCTAATCATGATGGGCTCACCTGTTCTTCCATCGCTTCGCTCCATCGCACCCAGCCCCATCCGTAGACGTAACACTGAATGATCCCGCCGTGTTCTATCTGCAACGACTTGGCCGTTTTGCTATCAACGACGTAGCTCGTGCCTTCGCCGGGACCGTGAACAACGCGGAAGTTAAGTTTTGCACTCACGGATTCACCTCCGCTGCCGCTTCATCGACCCTGCGTTGGATACGCTTCTGTAGTCCCGCCGCGTCGTACCACGAGAGATTGAGAGCTGGATCGGATGCCATGCGACCAATCGAACGACGCACCTCATCAACCTGCTCATCAGTGTAGATAAAGACGTACCGATGTTCGTCTTTGACCAGCGTTAGGATGCTGAACCCGTTCATGTCGCACACCCTTGCTCATCGCTCGGCGGATCGGGGTACTTGGTCACGCGGTAGGGTTCGTCCGCGAACTCATGAACGAAATTTTCATTCCCGCCGTTTTTTTGCCAAACCGCATTGGAAGTGGTTTTAGCGCGAAGAGCGTCGGCTGCCGATCGCATTTGATGTGCGACCATAGCCACAACCTTCGCAGTCACGTTGCTTCCCCTGTCGTCAATCTCAATCTCAGTCCCGACCGGCAGTCGGTAATTGTTCCCGCGACCAGGTCCAGCCATCCATTCACCGATCTCCGGTAGTTCTTCATACCACGGGTAATAATTAGGTGGCCCGTCGACAAACTGGTAGCCGTTTTTGCAGCGAACCCAACGGCCCGCCTTTGGCTCGACGCGACGACGGTAGTGCGAGTCCTTTGAGTAGTCCGTGTCGCAAGAGTACATTCTCCCGGCCCACTCTTTAGAGATGTGTCGCCAAACCTCATCGCCTTGCTGGGGCGTGTCGGTTGCTTGGTCGATCAATCGCCAACCTTCACCTGGATCGGGTATCCGACGTTTATCCGCTAGTTCCTTCCGGCACTTTAACATCTCAGCAACGGATTCTTTCACGCGATCGGCAAGAACGCTGATGTCTTCGTGGTCATGCAATCCGATCGCCCTAACTGTTCCATGGGTCACTTTGTTGATGTCGAGGAAGATAAGCTGCCAGCTCACATCCATCGGGCGATCTACCGCAACCATGATCGCATCGACACCAGGCATTTCATCCAAGCACTTCTGAACAAACTCGATCACTTCTTGGTTGCTTCGCTTCGGATTATCCACCCCTTCCTTTTCATTCACCAAAAACGGTTCAACGCCATTCACCGGAAAACGAACGCCCTCCGCGATCACGTCAAGGAACTCGGTGATCCATTCACCCGGCACAGCCTTGCCAGCGATCCTATACCGTCGCATGGCCGCGTGCAGTTCTTTCCCTCGGTGCTCGAGCCAAATGTGCCTTGGCATCAGTCCCAGCGGTGGCTTGTTACTCATTTCGCTTTCTTCCTTTTTGAAACACGGATATTCTCACCTTCGACTGGGTACGGCACTCGTGCCCAATACCTCATCTTTTCTATCTTCATGCCTGACCCGTTGTTGTAGAGTCGCGGGCCGTTGCGCCGGACGACTGTGAAGTAACCGCCGTCGCGAAGGGTGGCGAGAACGTGCTCCTTGTCAGGAGGCAATTCGTCTTCGATTAACACCCACTCGATCGTTGATGACTTGCTCATGATTAGAATTTCTTCCCGCCATCGGCCAACCGATGCTCTGCCTTGTGGTCGGCACGCTGCGCATTGAACGCCATCTTCTCCCGGTAGGCTCCTTCCAGATCCAATCCGTGACCGCCGCAGTAATCCAGAATGCGAATCACCGCGTCGGCCATCTCGACCTCTTCCATCTTGCGGTGCGGGAGCTTGTCATCCATCAAGTCTTTGCGAGCTCCTTCCATCGCCTCGGCGATCTCGCTGACGATCAACATCATCTGCTCGCCTCTGTTGCGTTCGATCCGCTCCCCGGTCTTGGGATCGTGCCACCATTTCAAGTTGGCTTCATGAGCCTCGGCCGCGTAGTCATTGAGAGTCATTCCCAGTTCTTCTTCCGGTGCAACGTCTACGGCACACTGCTGGCAAACAAAGTCGTATCCATCCTTGTAATCGTGATAGGGCTTGACCCGCCGCATCTCGTCTTCGTATTGGCACCGACCGCAGTGCAGGCACGTCCTAATAGGTACGTCGCCGTCGATGTCGCTCGGCATACGACCGGGGCTTGCCAATCGTTTCTCTGGGATTGAATTCATCCGTGTGTCCTTTCAATTGGGTCTAAAACAGGGAGGGTTGTTCCGACGAGCTTTCACCGCGATCGCGCCGGACGATCTGGACTCGCTCACCCGCAGCGATCACGTCGCCTGATTGGATGAGCGCGTCCAGGCCGTCCTGCCAATCAGACCGCTTGCCCTTGGGAGCATCGGGGCTAACCCGACAGATTCGCACCACTTCATTGAGAAGTGTTTCACGGTGAAGCGGTGCCGACTCGTGGGTCAGGTAATCAGCGAGGAATTGCTCGATGCTCATTAGCCGACGATGCTGTGGATGTCTGCCGATCCGAACACGAGCAACGTCCCATCTGGGAGCTGCGATTGTAGGCGTTCGCCGATCACCGGGATGGTGGCGATTTCCAGGTTGATCTTTCGTGGCCGGTCATCGCCGGGACGATCGTCCATGTCCTGAGCGATACGCTTGAGGGCTTGCTTCATCGCCTCCCCAATCCGCCCGCCGTCCATCTCCGCGATAGCCGACAGTATCAACTCTTCCATTCCGTAAACTTGTCCCATCACATCAGTCCTCTTTTCCAATTGGTTGAAGTAACATCCTCACCGCCACGCCGGCGGTTAATCCTTCTTGGCTAGCTCGTTGAGCAACGCGCCCAACTGCTTGTTTTCCGCCGGGCTCAAATCTTCATCGCCATCGAACTCGCCGCCGATCTCGATCAACGCGTCGTGACTCGATGCGGACAGGAGACGACGTTCGTACGATGCGAATGCTTCGCTCTTGCCGTCCGCTGATTCGGCGATCAGTGGCGATTCTTCTTGCATCTCTGTCGACAAGTCCAAACCGCTTCCCATGTCGCCGAGTTTGCGTCGTTGAATCCCGGTCGATCGGACGTGTCCTTCAAACACAACATCCTCGTCGTCCTTCTCAAACGCATCGCGAATCTCTGCCGACAATGGCAACCACTTGGACACACGACGGAACACCGTTTTTTTAGCCATTTCGCTCCAATCGGTTTTCCATGGCCCGTTGTTGCCAGACTTGGACCGATTGCGGATTGCCTCAACGGCATCCTTGGACATGACCTCGCACTTGGGTTCGCGGTCCTTCATTCGGACTTCGCAATACACCGCGATCACATCACCCTCGCTTTCCGGCTTGTCCTCGTCCCGTCGCAAATACCACGGGACATGATCGGCCACGATGCCTTTGCTGTACTCAAACAGGTCGCCTTCATGGACAACGTCGGCATGGATCGACGACACAACACCGGATCGGTACGCCAGTTCCACCAATCCCTTGTAGTCAATGATGAGCTGGCAAGTGGTTCCATAGGGAATCAAGTGCGCCCTGCGACCATCGGGCTCGAGTCCCCATTGGCTCAAGCTCATCATCGCCTCGAAGAACGAAGCCTGAGAACACTGGGCCAGTTTGGGAGTGCGGGTCAGTGCCGTAATAGCAACCCGCACCATCCGCTCGGGCGTCATGTGGTCAGGGAGTATCTTGGCGATCTCGTTCTTAAAATGTTCACCCGAAAGATGATCGCGAATCGTTGGGGCGGACTTCGCAATTTGTTTGTCTTGACTCATATCAATTTGATTTCTGTGGAAAGGAAGATTAGTTCGTCTTAGGTCGGATTCAGCTTGCCTCCCATTCTTTCTTGTAGTTCAGGTAATTCGGCATTGGCAGCGACAACACATCGCCGTAATGTTCGTGCTTCCAGATACCGCTCGACTCGCATCGACGCAGACCACGGAACGCCTTCTCGATCTCTTCGACCGCTTGATCGATCCAAGCCGGTTCCAATTCGTAGACCTCCACGCGATAAGGTTTCTTTTTCTCAACGCAGACGAAGTGAAACGGAACCTCGCGACCCAGCAACGCGTTGACCATGCTGCCGTACAAGACTCGTTGCCGGGCATACCCGAAGTCGGCGACCGCGTTGGCAAACCCTTTCGGTGATGCACTCCGCACGGTCTTCAAGTCGGCAACGAAACCGCCCATCGCCGTCTCGCTATATCGATCCAACTTGCATCGCGTCAGAATGCCGGTGCCCGCGTGCTCGCCGATCAACGGAACCTCGCTTTCACCTTCACCGAACAGCAGACGATTGGCCGAGTCGTGAGCACGCAAGGCGTCCTCCATGTCACGAAGCTGATCGTATGTCTCGTTCGACGTGACAACCTGGCCCTCGGGAACAACGACCGACGATCGAACCTTTTGCTCGAGCTGATCGAACTCCTCGCTTTTCATCAACACGTTGCCCTTATGCAACTTGGCCCAATCCGTGTAAGGCTTGCCACGGCAATAACCTTGCTCGTTCAACACATGATCGGGAATCCGAGTCGCGATCCGAAACTTCGAGGCGATCTTCAAATACTCATCACGCGAAACCCCGGTCACTTCGGGATCCAGCACGGTCGACGTTTGCAGCCCACCCTCGAGCGTCATCTCATGAAGGGCGGTGCCGAGCAATCTATCCGGCGTATCGCCACTGGGTTCGATCAGACCCGTGTTGTAAAGACCGTCGTACAGAGCCGGGTCATCGAGGAACCTGCTCATCTTCGAGTTACTGACGCCTGGCCCAGCGTGATACTCTTCGTTGGTGCCAGCATCAAAACGTTCAATAGCGGTGAACTGAATCACTTATCATTCCTTTCATTCTTGGGTTGGGTTTGAATAATGTCATCCCGATGGATGTCGATGGTCCGATCCGCGTCGATACCGATACGAACCTTGTCGCCACGAATGTCAACGACAACGACCTTGATGTCCTTGCCAATCATGATGGCTTCACCAATGCGTCTACTAAGAACCAACACGCCACACTCCCTTTGGTGTTGAAGAACAGGACTTTCAAAACATTCGAGGCGATCGGAATCGAACCGACGCACGCCACCTTTCCGCAAACGCTTCTTGGATGGCCGCTCTACCAGTGAGCTACGCCTCGATGGGTCACAATGGGGTGGCAAATCCCCGGTTCCTACCTTTCGGTAACGTCGCTTGCTTCACCACGACGCGCCGCCATGCCTATCTACAAATCCTTGATTGGTTCGACCTCAGCTAGACAGTGGGATCAGGACTTCAAAGGTGGGGACGCATTCGACCTTGCTGACCCTCAGACCGTAGAGACTGTCGAGTTCCATCACCAAGTTGCCGGCGCGAATCTTCTCTCCGTACTTAAAAGCGACGTTATGTCCCTTGAGCGTTTCCTTGATGGCGTCGCAAACAATCTTGCGTCGCTTCCTCGCATCGTCCTGGGTCTTGTCGATCGATGCGATCTCGTTGAGGGCTTCATCCAACATCAACGATTCATTATCACGAACATTCATCTCATTCCTTTCGAGCACAAAAAAACCCCGGTTCGTTCTGGAGTGTGCGGCCGAAACGAAACGGGGTAGGCCGAAGCCTTGAAAAGTTGAGTTGTCGACCGCACGAGTGGAAAATTAAGCGAGCGGCTGCGTGATTCCAGATCGGTGACCACGGACAATCCCCGGCACCCGGCTAGCCAAGGATGGCGACGGCGCACCGAGGCTGACCGCAGGTAAAAGTTTCGGATTTCTTTGCAAACCGACAAAGATCCATTTCCCCCGACTCAGGTGTCTCGATCCCCATCCATGTCGTGGTCACCAAATTGGTCACCAAACGGCGTGCGAACCAACGCTCACGCCACGAAACGCAGGAATCCCCTTGCCTCCTATACGCAAAACAGCCCACGCGAATCAGGTTCACGAAGGCTGAGAGACGGCTAGCGTAAGACAAAGGGATTTAGGATCCAGTTCCTTTACTGGAGTGCAGGTTCGATTCCTGTCAGCCCTACTTATAAGAAATGTTTCACTTTTCAAAACCAATCAAAGTCAGGAAGACTCCCGTGGTCACCAAACTGGTCACCAAATCACGATTGTTTGTACGGCGATTCATCGAAGTCGATCTTCCCTTGCAGATCACCGACGTAGAATTTCCGCGTCGTTGTCTCGCTCGAATGCCGCAGGATCTCCTGGCACAGTTGGATAGGCATCCCACGCAGGCTCCATCGCGTGACCATGCTCGACCGGAAGTGTTTGGCCGTGGCCGTCTTCGGTGGCGACCCGGGTTCGGCGATCACCTCGGCCTTGGCTCCGATCGCGGAGATCAGCTTGGACAGAGCGGTTCGGTCTTTCACTTCGCCGGTCTCGCAACGCGGCTGGTAAATCGCTTCCGTCCGATCCGCCCGCTCCCGCAGCTGCGATGCGAAGTCGTTGGTAATCCTGGCGACCTGCGCACGCCGGTTCTTCTGGGCGGAAGTCCACGACATCATCGGTGTCGGCGTGTCGAGTCCGATCGGGTAATGCCAGTCACGGCGGGTTGCGTGCATCCCCAACGGCTCTCGCATCCGACAACCACTGAGCCAAAGAGCTTCCAGGTATTCCTGAACACTCGCCGCCGACCGGGATCCAACCAGGCCCGGGCAAACGTCCTGCATCTTCCGCAGCGATTCCTCACTGATCGGGATCAACCGCATCGCAGGAAGGTTCTGCTCTTGTCGGCCACGTCTTCGATTCGGCGGCATGTATCGCATCAACTCCAGGGAAGCCGCCCACGAAAGACCGCTTCGGAGCGTTGCCATGTAACTCGGGATCGATCCGACCGCGATCGGCTTAAAGCCATCAATCCCCCGTCGAAGCGCAGTTTCCACCGAGGCGAGGAACAGAGGGGACACGTCCGAAAGAACGAACTCCCCTTGAATGTCCCGGCCCGCAACGGCATCGACGCGTTTACAGACGGCAGACCACTTGTATCGGTTGTCGCTCGATGTGTCACTGAGATGGTCAGTCAGGTAGCGATCGCAGAAACGATCCCACGTCCATCCCTCGTTCCCCGAATTCAGCTTGGAATTCAGTTTGCTCTGAAGCTCGTCGGCCAGTTTATCGGCCGCTCGCTTCGATCTCTTGGAACGGGTGATGATTTCGGTCTTCTGGGTCTTAACAGACCGCGAGCCGAAGGGCCGCCACTTCAAGTAGTAGCAGCCCTTCGACGATTTCCAAAACGCGCTCACCCGCACAGTGGGCGCACAATGATTCATGGGGTTTTCGACGATTCCTTTGTCCGAGATGCCGCGCCCGACTTCCGCCGACGCTCGGCCTTAGCTTCCACTGTATCCACTTTGGTCGCGCCGATGACCGCATTCTTGAAGTCCAGACCCAGAACCATTAGGCATCCTTCCCAGGGTTCGGAGTGGACACATTGCTCGCGAACGAATCGCTTCACCTCGGCCATCGACTTCCCGACGATCTCCCGTAGTTCATCGCAGGTGTATAGAACGTCGTCTTCAATTGCTCTAAATCGGGCTTTTGCCATTTCAAATAATCCTTGACTTAGCCGCTGGCAGGCACTATCGTGCATCCATACCGGTAACGGCCACCCTCACTGGGTTGGTTTGTAATCTGGAAATAGCTGATTGGGAACTTTCTTAGGGTATAACAATCAGCGACGAAAACTTGGAACAAGCACGCCTGCCAGCGTGCTTTTTTTTATGCGCGGTCAGTTCATCGACTCGCCTCCTTTCTGCGTGAGCGCGTGAATACACTTGTATGTCTGAACTTTGTTCTCCGCGCAGCTTCCCAGATGACTAATATCTGAGTGCGGAGGAAGCGCCATTGAAGTGAATCCATTCTGAGGGATTGGCTTAGATGGTCCGGCATCTGTGTCGTTAGCACATTTGCCGGCCTTCGTTTTTGTTCGGGGATCATAGCGGCAATTGGTCGACGATCAAGGGAGTTGGTGGAAAACATCCACTAAGCAGCGAGTGCGGGTGCCCAAAATACACCGCCTGGTGACACGTTTGGTCCCAGATCGCCCAGCAAGAAAAGAGAAAACCCAGAGCCTCGGGACTCAAACCCGCTTGGTTGAAAGGATGTGTCTCACCCTGGGTTCTCTCTTGGGGAATCGCAGGACTATCCCTGATCCTGCTTCTCCCGAAGGCGTTTGGCCGCCCACCCACGGCGCTGAGCTGTTGCTCGTTTATCCCGAACCTCCCTTTCCTCTTGCGTCCATTCCGCCAAGCGGATCGTGACAGCTCCGTTCTTGCCGACGTTCCTGAGAACCTTGTAGTCGTGCCCTCGATTGCGAAGCCATCCTTTGAGGCGATCGATCAAAGACCTGGGGGTTGCCCCCTTCGCAAAATCAACGCCGGGCTCAAAGGTCCAGTCAGTGCCGATATCCATGAGACAGTCCCACATCGACTTCTTGCTCTGCTGATGGCTCTTGTAAAAAGCCTCTGGCGTCTCAACCCGTACTTGCTTTGGCATGTTCCATCACTCCCATTGACCTGTGACTAACTCGAAATCGGTAAACATCGTCTCATTTTGAGACACAATCTCATTCTGAGACAGCCAGAGTACAGGAAACGCGAACCAAAGTGAACGAAGTTGCGACACTTTTGATTTTTTTCCTTCCAATTGGTTGACGTTTACTGAAGAATCCGTAGGTCGGGTGTCGAGAACCGATGAAAGTTTTGAAACATCTCGACCAGGGGAACAGACGAAGCGGTCCCCGCGCCACCATGAGCTAGCACCTCAGCACCAACCGCTTCACCAAAGTCTGAAAGCTCAGGCCGGGTGAGAAACCCATAAGTCAGCCCTGAGCCAGCAAACCCCTTGCAAATGACTGACGGCGTGGACTGACAGGTAACCCCTGAACAGCGAGTGTGAGCCGGTGATTAACCTTAATCACAAATCTGGATCACTGGAAACCGTTCTGTAAACGCAGAAGCAAAGCGATAATCCCCCCTTATAAGTCACAGTCTACCCAGCTTCCCCAGTTCAACGACCGTTGGCCCTGTGGGGGACTAAATAGTTTGGGTGGGATATATAGTATACAGCGGGGCCGGTCGGGGTCGGGCCACCCCCATCGACGTAACTCCTTGCTGCTGCTTGACTTACGCACGGCGAACGCGAACGAAAAGGATCAGGCATCTCGTTTCAACCATAAAACCGAATGCATGTCAACCGCAAACCCCACGATCCCACGAGATTCCCAGGAATACTTATCCACAATTGCTATAGCGGTTTGAGTAGGCGAATCGTTGGATCTGAGCGCCGGTAGCGTGTTCGGAATTGCGCTTGTGGAAAACATTCTCGCAAGAATCTGAATTGACTTGCTGAAACGATCTCGCGTAACGTCTTGTCAGACGTTTGACACTTTGTCAGACGCATCCGAGTTACCGATAACCTAAAGGATCGGATTATGAAAGTTGATGAATTAGACCTGTGTGGTGGCGTACGCGCTGCTTTTCCGTTTGCCTGCCCTTGGCGGGCTGATCGTGAGTTACCTGAGACAATGCCCCTTGGGTCTGTGGTGCGGCGGGTGGAACCGTTTGACGATGGCGATAATACCAACGGTCGCATCATAACCGGGGTTCTCGCTTTGATGGTTATGCGTGCGGGGCGCAAGCACTATAGGACGGGGCGTGATGATGCGCGGGGCGTCGGTGATGATTCGGAGCGATACGCAGCTCTGGCGGACGCGCTCGGTGATGATGACGCGACGATGGAGGATCTGTGCGCCGCATTCTTCAGCGCATCGCGGGACGCTGTGCGTAGTGCCCTGGACGATGCGGAATCGGCCCTGCTTGCGGAATCGTTCCAAGAGAGCCTGCCCGCGATCGAGAAGGCGCTGAAGCGATACTATCATAACAGAGCCGGTAATGTCGACGATGCGGTGTCTTGGTGCGTATCGGAACTGTACTCAAGCGTGATTGACGCAGT